GGGAGAAGAATAGGACATTACTAGGGGGTTATCCATTGTAACATCCGCTTCTTCTACTTCCCATGTCTTTGCAAGCATCTTAATGATAGGCGCAGCAATGTCGTAGGTTGTCAAGGTTGGGTCTTTAGCAAATCGGTCAGCAAACTGTGGATATTCTCTTGCTGCAACTTTTTGAAGTTCAACAGTGTAATTAGCAAGAGTTGTTTTACCCATAGCAATCTGCTTGGCAACATCTCTTATTTCATTATCGGCAACACCAAAGATGTTAAACTTATCTACTAGACCACGCACTTGGGCTAGAATGCCGAGAGACTTGGAGCCTAGGGTTTTCTCGTCACCGAAGTTAATCTTACCCCATACCCAGTCTGATGTAAACTGAGCAGGGTTAAAGAAAGAAGGATACTCTGTCTTTGCGGTAGATGATATTGTCTTATCAACCGCTCCCTTACCTGCACCAGGTGTTAGTTTGCTTGCAGAAGAAGTAATTACTTTTTCAATTTGAAGTTTTTGTTCAGCATCAAATTCTTTCATGAACTGCTTTACATCTGCAGTAGTAAACTTGCCAGTATACCCAGCCTCTTGTGCGGCCAGGTTCATGATTGCAAGTGCTGTGTTAGCAGTTAACTTAGTCTTAACGGTTGAAGTACTTGTTTCAGCCTGAGGGTTTCTGGTCTTATCTCCTGATGTTGATGATGCACTACCCACTACTGAGTTGATGTAGGCGACAACTTCGGCACCTTCAAGTTTACCGTTTTTGTCGGTATCATACTTCGCCATTTCTGGTGTAAGAGCCATATTAACCAACCGCCTTTAGTGAGTCATTGTCAAAATATCGTGTAAGTATTGTTTTCAAATTACCATCCCATTGGCTGGCATTTGCCTCAACCCAAGAGTTGTATGCATCTCTAAGTAAAGCCTTGCGTGGGTCGTAATCTGGTAGTTGTTGATAGACCTGTGTAAATATTGCGCGAGACTCAATAAAAGCCTGAGTATCTTTCCAGAACTGGCTGTTTCCATTTTTAGCCATAAACTCTTTGTTACTAGTAATTTCTACAAGTGCTCGAGCATACTTGTAAGAAGTGTCACCACTCTGAGCAAGTTGATACTGGTCATACCATGCTTGGCTCTGGTCTCTGAATACTGAAACAGCAAGGCCATCTAGCACCGCTTTAAGTTCTGGGTGAGCGCGTAGCGTCTTGCCGTCAGTAATTTTTGCCTCTAGAGCCTCTTTAACATCCATGTATTGATTCCAAGTACGTTGCTTAAGGCGCTCAGTCTCAATCTCCTGTGGAGTCATCTTGAGTTCGTTAAGGTTTTTACTTGTTCCTGGCAATGTTGCACTTGGATTAGATAAAAGCGCAAGAATGTTGTTTGACTGCTTTGCTGGGTCATAATCTAAATCAGCAGTTAGCAAACCAACTAAACCAATTTCACCTGGCTCAATGTTAGCAAGTCGTCCAACTAGAGCATCATTGTCTTCAAATATGCGTGCGTATGCTTCGCTTGTTGCAGGTATATTTAGATTCTTAGATGAACCAGTAAATGTTACTCTATCAAGCATGAACTTTGGTCCAAGTAGGGTTAGCATCTCTTCGCCTGCGGCATCACGTACTTCTTGGTCAGACATATTTGGATTCTGGGCCTTGTACTTCTCTTGCAACTTATAGTACAGATTTGAAGTAAGAGCCATTGGAGCGTTGTCGACCTTGTAGGGAATACCAGCATATGGTGACATAAATGTAGATAGGAACTTAGCGCGAAATAGACCCTTTACTTGGCTTTCTATTTCAGCATCAGATGGCATAGCATCTTGGATTCCCATTTCAACCAACATAGCGTTGTAATTGTAAACAGACTTCCAAGAACTTAGGTAGTCTCGTTGTCCACCTTGACCGAATATCTTGGCTGTTAATTCTCTCTGCCAATCTGGTCCGCTGTTAACTAGGTTCTTAACCCAAGGCGGAGTGTAGGCATCTCGAACTGACGTAGGAGGACCGTAAGGGAAGATAACCTTGTAGTAGTTTACTCCACCAAATGTCATCATTTCTTCAAATTCTGCTTCTGATTTATGAAACTTTTGCATTATCTGACCTACTGAAAGACCTGTAACAAATGATGGTCCTGGTCGGTTAAGAAGAAAACCTAGAGATTGTGCGCTAAGTTTAACGCCTTCTCCTCTTGAGCCCATTCCCAGTTCATTGGTTCCAGGTACAATCAAGTGAGATATCTTGTTGATATCATCAGTTGGGTTACCAAATTCGTCAACGCCAAATGTAGTATATGCACGTCCATAGTTAGATACTACCGCTGCTGCGCGAACTGGGTTCTTAGCAGCAAGACGACCATAGCGCAAGAACGCGTTAGCGTTTGCACCTGGGAACGCCATGATTGCGCGTAAAGAATTAATAAGACGATTAGGGTTATTAATAGTATAAAGAGTCTTTTCCATCTCTTGCAGAGCCTCGCGGCCTGCCGCTTGACGTAAAGCATTGTACTGACCTGTTGTCATCTCGACACCTTGGTCTATTAAGTATTGTGCTCGTCGTGCAACATTTTCAGTTGCTAACTTGTCAAACAAGGAACCACGAATAGGATTTTCAACACTTGCAAGTGTACTCATTACCCTAGTCATCATTTTGTTATAACCTTGAGTTGCAGCAGCAACTCCACTTACGCCAAATGTTAAGGCTTCGTAGTTATGGTTAGATGGGATAATATCATACAACTCATCAATGTAAGGAGCAAGAAGGGTCTCTAGTTGCTGAGATGTGACTTCACTCTTGCGAATTGCTGCGCGAGCCTCGTAAGATGGGTACATCCGCTTGACAAGTTCAATCTTTTCAACAAGGTAAGAAGACGCTTGCTTCTCATCAAAGACATCAAATGCCTTAAGGTAAGCAGTTCCTTCTGCGGTCTTTCCCCATGCTAGAATCTTGTCTACTGGAGTTTCTGCAAAGATTAAGTCCATCAAAGGCTCACCACGGTATTGACGATTAGCAATGTCTGCTAATTCTTCAAAGTAGTTTTCGTCTGCTATGCCAATCTTTGACATAGGAATCTTACGCTTAATTGCGGAAACACCTGATGCTACAGACATTTCTCCTAAAAAGTTAATTTGCTGTGTTCTGGCGTTCTGTGTTTCTGCGCGTACCGCTGCAGTAAAGTTGTTTGCACTTCCAGTGCTCTGTTCTTCAATAAAAGAATCAATATGATGTTGTGTACCGTTAAGTACAACAACATTTTTTTCCCTTGAGTAGTAACGCTTCTTAAACTTTGCGCTCTTACCAAATACGTCTGCTTGCTTAACTCTGGCTTCGCCAAGTTCTTTAACGACATTGTCAATAGTAACATATGCTTGCTCAACTGCATCATCTGCGGCTATGATTATTTTTTTGTTGGTTGCCATCTTACCAATTATGGTCTTGTAGTTAGCAACTGCTGCTTTAGCCTTTTTGACTTCTTTAGTTTTCTTTGTAATACCTGGCTTAGATTCAAGGTATGCAATTCTGCGCTCTAATGTTGCCATACTAGGGATAGCCTGTGTAAGCCCGTATGGAACCATTGCATCGCGCAAGTCTAGTTCTATGCCATCGACAATTTCCTCGAGAGCCTTTAGTTCCTTCTTTGCAGCAGATAAGTGCTGTGACTTTGTTGCAGGAGAAGCGTTGTTAAGTAGGTCGTTAACCGACTCTTCTGCTTTATTTTTGGCAGCGATAGCCTGTTGTAACATTGTAGACCTGTCTGCAACATTGCTAGCAACAGCCTTATACTCAGTCCTATTGGTAACATTTTTTCTAACATATTCATTAGACCAATTAGCAAAATTCCTAGAACCTCTTACAATGCCCTGAGCGAGTATTTCATTTCTTACGAATGTAATGCCCTGTGACAAGCCAACGCTGATGATTGGCTCAAATAGTGACTGCTTAAATGCGTATGATGGGCGAGCAAGTACGTCAAATGTCCACACCTTGTTGAGTTCACCAAAGATATCTCTTCCAGCGCGATTACTTGATTTACCTAGTTTAGTAAGTCCTTTTGCTGCTTCAATGTCAAGTTGAATCTCAATGTCATCCCAAGGTGTGAAGCGGTAGGACTCTGCAAATTGACGCAATGTTTGAGGCTGAACTAGTGTTACATTTCCATCGTAACCAACGCCAAAGCCGTTTTCTTTGACAGATTGCATTCCCTTGCTAACATTCATTTGGAACTTTGCTACATAATTATTAATTGCTACTTCATCATATATCTTAGCCTTGTATGCAAGCATACGGCCAACCTGAGCATCAATTGATTTAAGTGCTTCTACCTGTGCGATAGAACCTTTACCTAGTGTATTCATGTATTCGTCTTCTAGACGAGCGCGAACAACTGAAACCTTTTCGTATAATCCAGGCTGTGTTTCAACCTTACTAGCACCATCTCTAAACATCTTCATGTTATTAAGAAAACCAGTAAGTTCTACACGTGCCTGTAATGGGCGCATACCTGATAGAGAAACAAAGCCAGCAGGTAATGCTTCTGTTCCGCGACCAGCAAGACGTACTCCGCGAATTACCCAGCCACCAACAGTTGTACCAATTGTGGTGTCAAAAAAAGCATTCTTTGGAAGTTCATAATCACGACTACGAATCTTTGTCTTTGCTTCACGTACTGCAGTCTGTCCCTTGATTAGTGTAGACGCACCAACAATAGGCTCAAGTGGCATGAAGTTTTTTCCGCCAGAAAGTAAATCGCCTTCTGCGCTAAAAAATGCATCTCTAATTTTTGTAAACTGTGGGTCATTATTAATTGCATCGTCAAATGCTTTCTTTATACGCAAAGCAGATAAACCTGTTGGTAACGGTATCTCTCCATCTTGAATAATCTTAGTGCGTATTTGTGACTTAACATCAGCCATGTCAAATAATTTATCACTTGATGTATCTGCTATACGCTGTAATGCAGCAAGATTACCCTTATCAGCAAGAAGCAAATCTTTAACAACACTTGCATCTGTTGCTTGATGAATAATTGGAATCAATCTTTCATTAGTGCTATACTTCATGACTAGGTCTTCAATCATACCCCAGTCTTTGCTACCAGCAAGTGCCAATACGTGGCTTCCTGAGATAGTCTGAGCACCTTGTACACCGTTTGTGTTGGCGTATAGTATTCCATTATCCATATCGGCTGCTAATGAATCAACACTCTTAGTCTTAGTGTACAGACCAGCAGGCTTTGCGGCAGCCTTTACGCCTGCACCAGCCAATTTGCCAGCAGCACCAATACCCTTGTTACCTACAACAAAGTCACCGATACCAGTGTACCAGCGACCAACTGCATTATCAACAAAGTTCTTTTTGATACTTTCGTCTTCCCATAGGTTGACGTTATCAAGGTCAATCTTACCAGTAGAAAGAACCAACTGAGATAAAGGATTAATCATTGGTACTAGGCTTGATTTTGTAAGAGCCTGCATTGCAGTAACTTTTTCGCTGCGGTTGTACGCTGCTTTAATATCAGAGAACTGAAAGCCTTCTTCAAATTGTCCTTTTTTGTAAAGAGGAGAAGTTAAATCAGTTACCAAACCTAGGGTAGCAATTGGTCGAGAAATAAGAGGTGAATAAATCTTATTGTTAAACTCAACAGCGCCCTTTAACAAGAAGTCAGCAGTGGACTTGGTCGCAGCCTTGGCCACGCGTCCTGGAGCGGTAGACTCGATTGCCTTGTTTACACTGTTAAGAGCATTTCTTACATTTGCAGTAAACGCTTCTTCTCTTTTTTGTTCATCCTCGTTTAGGTAAGAACCGCCACCTGTAAGTTTTTTGAGAACAGAACCTGTTGTGGATAAAAATGAACTCCATGAAGACATTCTTACCCCCTAAAAATTTCGTTTGATATAATTTTTTTCGTTTCCGCCCTTGACATCTTCCTCGGTAATTCCGACAATAAAAGCGTCACGCTCTTCTGGGGACTTCCATGGAATCATTGCAAGTTCGATTGCTATTCCTGCGTTTTGGTAGCCTAGTGAGTTGGCAAACTTGTCAACATTGTCGAAGAAACTACCAGGTGTAAATGTAACATCAGCCATTTATTCCGCCGTTAGAATTTTGGATAAGATAGTTTACAAAACGCTTGTATGAATCTGGAGCGTTTGGAGACTGAGCAGCAAGGCTTAAGTCTGGAAGATATGACATAGCAATCTTTACATTCTCGTCTTGACGTGCATCATTCTTAAAGGCATTTGGTAGCGCTTCTGAACCAGGGCCAGGACCAAAGTCTACACCAGCAGTAATTGGCTCTGATGGATTATTTGTTGGGTCCATAAATGTACCTAGTGGTGACATGTTAATCCCACCATAAGGTTCTCCCTGTGCTGCAGGTGCTGCTGCATTAACTGATGCAACCGCTGCATTACCTTCAACTCGAGAGTTGTTTAACGCACTATTCTCACCGTAGGCAAAGCCAGTGTAGTTACCACTCTGTCCTGCTCCACCTGTACCTGAAACATTGGCAGGGTTATTCTGCGGCGCATCTGGGCGCATTCCTCCACTGACCATTATTCCTCCTACTTAAATTGTTTAAAAATATGAATTGGTTCTGAGCACATATTGTCATATCGGATTGCGATAGCAATTGCTTTGCGAACCATTGTTTCTGCTTGATTAATAGTCTTTACTTTTTCCACACCCAGCGCTGCCAAGGCACCGAGGGCAACATCTCCGCCGCTACCCATAACATATACATTACGAACATCGGTATCCCAAGAGTAGTCCTCAGAAACCGAGAACACTTGCCCCTTGACCGAGATGAGGAATCCCCCATCAATTTGTGCGACATCGCCATCCTCTTTCATGTCGATACCTGCATCCACAAAGTTCTTACGCATTGCTGGTATGAACTTCTGTGTCATAAAAGTATTTAAGTCTTCTTGTACGGTAGGCTTAGGTTGCTTATAGCCATAATGCAACACGTTACTAGCACGTGATGAACCACAACCAGCAATTAAAATACCGTTGTTTTCTACAATCTTTGGTGTCTTTGCTATCTGAAAACGTCCATGCTCATCACTAAGTCGTGAATCGCATCCTAGTACCGACCAACCGTCACCTTGTATCGCTACCAGCGTTGTCATTTTATCCCCTAGTTGTCACTCGTCCTGTTGCTTTGCCACTACCGCTTAGGGTAGATAAAATAGTTTGTAAGTCTGGTGCTACCGCTGGAGGTGCCATACCTGTATCCATTGGAGAGCCTCCTACTGGAGCCGCGCCTGGAGCAGGGGACGGCTGCTCGACAGGAGAAGTTGCCGCCCCAGCAGGAGGAACTTGTTGCTGTGGAGCAAATACATCTGCGATTGCATCTTCTAAGGTTTGACCCTTTTGACGCGCAGAAATTACTCCCGCAATCTTAGTTACGATAGATGCTGGGTCTCCGCCTTGCGTAGCCATCTGCGGAATAGCCTGAGCCATTGCAGTAATACCACTAAGAAGTGATGAGCGCATGTTTTCGATTTCAATCTTTTCAAGTTCTTGTGTAACATTGACTGTGAATGGTAATTCACGCATAGCCATGTCCTTGGAGATTAATCCTCCGCCAAGAGCCTGTAGCATAAAAATAAGTCCCTGTGCTGGGTTAAGACCAGCAAGCATACCATAACGAACATCTGCAGAGTAATCACCCTTGATGTCTTTGGTTGGCTTGTACGTAATCTCGTACGGTGAACCAGAGTCTACACCGCGAATTGTTTTTTCTTCTGCAAAGATTTTCTCATCTACTTCAAAGCATAGAGATACTACATCGCGTAGCGCAGAAGCAAAAATTGCCTGTGCTGATTTAACCTGTGTATCAAATGCACCCATAAGTGCCTGTACGCCTTGACCAGTAACAATGCTTGCATCAATATTACCTGAGCGTCCTTCTGGATAACGAGTACCAGCGCGAAGTTCTTGGTTAAGTAGTTGGGCTTCTGTAAATGCGCCTTGTGGAATGTTTAATTCGACACGACGAACGCCAGCAGGGTTAGAGGTACGGATAACCGCATCTCCACCCAACTGGAGTTCTTGAACGTCTTGTGGTAACACGATTGGTGCTTGAACACTTTTTTCCGCTGCTTCCATTGCCAGTAAGGCGAAACGGTTGCGGAGAAGTTGAATACCTAGTACGTCGTCGAATTGTCCACGCATTTCACCATCAATAGATGGCTTACGCGCCACGACAACCATCATCTTGCCCATTGGATTCAATGCGCGAGATAAAACTAAATTACCCTTTTTAGGTAAGTAAATTAATGATTGGTCCTTGTCGAAGTAACGAACCATTTCGACCTGAGCATGCAGGTCCTGCTGGTATCCTTCACGACCTAGAATTTGAGTTTCATATTCTGGGAACTGTGCGACCAGTTCTCCAAGGGTCATCATGTAGCGTTTTGCAAATGCCACACAGCGTCCGTAGCGGTCGAATTCTGGGTAAGCCCCAATCGGATTTTCTACGCGAATACGCGGCAACTTGCTTTCTTCGTCCAATTCAATCATGAAAGGAACGAAACCATATGTTAGATACCAGTCTGCGCCTGAGTACATCTGTACGGATAGGTCAGAGTGTGAGAAGTAGTTAGATGCAATACGGGTACGCTTGTCAGCAAAGTTACGTGCCTTGTCGCTAACGGAGTTAGCAGCAGAGCAGTTGATTGCTGGAAGTGGAGCCATGACCTCTGAAAGGTCACGGGCTACCACGTCAACAAAGTTGGCAACTACGTTAGCATCTACACCCTCTGGGAAAAACTCAGGGTAGACAGATGCAATCTGTCCCTTACGAACTGCGAGTACGCTTAAGTTACGGGCATCACGTTCGTGATTGCGGTAGCGCAACGCTTCAACGCGTGCTGCTACTTGTTCCATCGATAATGCCATTGGTATCCTAACGATTGATTAAAAAATTATTTTTATTGCATCCGATTGTCTTCAAATGCACTGCGATTCTTCTTTGGGGCCATCTTGCCTGGTGCGGTTGGCTTCATACGGTCAGCAGGCTTTTTCTTTGGAGATTCTGGTTTAAATGGCATTGTTTTAGCACGTGGTCCAGAGCCATCTTTAGGTGGGGTATAAGGCATTTTTTGCGCAGGAGAAGGAGCAGAATTTGGCTTGTAAGGCATTTTCTGTGAAGGCATAGCAGCCTTTTTCTTTTCTTGTTCCATTTGTTGATAAACTTTACTTACGTTTGATTGTGCTTTTCCAGTAATCCCGCCAATAGTGCGTGCGGGTTTTGGTGTCATTGGCATTTTATTTTCCTATCCATAGGTTTGCGACCATTGGTCTGCAAAGGCTTCATCTAAATTTACTGCTTGTCGTCTGGATGACTGTGCTTGCGTTGTCCATCTGTTCTGCATCCATTTAGATGCATTACTGCTTTGTTGCATCATCTCGCGTATGCGGATAATAGCAAACCAAAGAGCCATTACACAGTCTGTTGGGTTCTTAGTATCTGGTTTCCAGGTAATAAGTTCCTGCACAAGAGTCTTTAGGCCTTCGGAACCTTCGTTACTTGGTAATTCAATTAAGTTGTTATCCTGGAATCTACCATCGCGGGTATTACCAAATAACATAGACATAGACGCAACACCAAAAGACGTGTCCCATTTGTTCTTGCCAGTAAAGTGAGAGTTGAGTTGGCATCCGTAAGATGCAAGGTATGCTCGTAAATCATCGTCTAAGGCATACGCCTTCTGGTGTGCGTTAATTTCAATACGCAGTTCCTGTGGACGATACTTCTCTACCCACTCCTCAATCAAAGATTGAATCTTTGCGGGACTTGGGTCAGTCATGTTCACACAGTCTAGGACGTAGATACGTCCGTCTGCTCGGTTGTAAGTAGCAACCACGGCTCCTGTAGCACCTGCCATAGCAGGGTCAAGACCAATAATGGTATAACCTTCAACGTGCTGCGGATGTCCTGGAGTTCCTGCTTTTAGAGGTCCTCTTTTTCGCATTCCGTTGACGGAACCTGCGATACAGGTGGGAGAGAAGATTGAGTCTTCTCGGACATCTTCTTGCTGGTAGACCATAGCCCATACTGACGGAGCGACCTCAGAGCGACGCTTAAAGAGCGAGGGTCCATCCCATTTAGGATAAAGTCCGTTGTCAAGTTGGTCATCCAAATCGTTTTCTTGTTGGTCAGTTTCAGGCCAAAGTGTTTTCCAGTTAGCAGGTTTATCGTCAAACTGCAATACGGCTGGCATAGCACAGTAGGTAAAGGGTGTTTTGCCACCAGTCCACTGTGAGCCATCCCTAATCATCTTGTACAAATCTACAGAAGATACGCGGGTTCCTACAATAATAAGTTTACCATGTCTACCTAGACGGGTGATAACTTCCTTCTGCAGCCATTCAATCTGCTTTTCCCACTCATGGGCGTTAGAACCCATCACCACGTCGTCAAGAATAATCAAGTCGGCACGTGCTCCGTAAATCTGTGACCCAAAGCCTAGGGCTTGTACGGTTGGGTCCTTCTCACCAGAGTCTCGACCTGTTCCCAGGTAAATCATGTCGGCAGACCACTGTGTAGCATCTGCCTTATAACCACCGTTAGGGCCAAAGGCCGTTTGGAGTTTCATGTAGCCAGGGTGGGAAAGGCGCGTTTTGATAGCGCCTAGGAACTTGCGAGCCATACCCTGAGTCTTAGACACGATAATTACTCGCGTGTTAGGGTTGGTCACAATCTGGTGTGTTACGTAGTTAGTCGTAATCGTAGTTGACTTGGCGTGCTCAGGTGGCACGTTAATCAAGACACGATTAGGGTCTCCAGGCTCGTAGGTCATACCCGCAGGTAGCCAGCGTGGAGGTTTACCCTCAATAAGGTCAATCCAGTTTAACTGGTGATTAAATAACTTAGAGCCTAGGAACTGCTCTGAGAATTCATGGAAGGGCATATCCTTAAGTTCGGATAAGTCTTGCTTTATGCCTTTACCAGCAAGTCGGGCTTTGTCAGCCTTCTCCTTGAAGTCGGCATCTGCCATGCTCCATTGACGGAAGGCGGTATCTTGACGGTCAACGGCTGCCATAGCAGCGGTGACTGTAGCCCCTTGTTCTAGAAGAGCCAGGACTTTAGCCTGGGCTTCATCCTTACCATAGGTCTGTTTTCCAGCCTTGCGTCCCATTGTTATGTCCCATCTAATAACGCCGATTTAACGTACCCTATAAACGGCATAAGGGGGGCATTTTGAAAAAAAAATTTAAAATTTATATATATAGGAGGAGCGGAGTCTTAAACGGAGCGACTCCGTAAGAATTTATATCTATACTATAGAAGACCCGTTCAAACGGGTCTTTTCCGAGTGGGTTGGGAAAGTATTTTCCCAAACCCCTATATCTTATGCTCACAGTGTGACGTAGGTCACATGCTCCGAGGAGTACTTAAGGTACTCTGAGGGGGGATTAAATATAACAGAAAATAATTATGGGAGTATATATATACATACAGACGCGTATTATTAAATACCGCGGTCAAAACATTGCGCTAATGCGCTTATGTCATGCGTTTATTGTGTGTGATTATGAATTGTTAATGAGCAACTATCTCCATGAGTAGTTCATAAATAGATTCCCCCGATAATAAATAAATAAATCGTGAGCCGATTATCTTTCGCCATGTCTGCCAACTCTCGCCATGCCTTCGCCATGCCTTCGACTTATACCATGACCCAGACCTAACCCTTACCATTTCGCGCCGCATGTCTGCCCCTGCTCACGCTCGCGTCTAGGCTCACGCGCTCATTCGGCTAGCCGAACAGGCTCACGCCGCGCCGATTCCCTGCCCTGCCCTATGGTGTGCTGAAACCTAAATCCATGATAGGGTGAACCCATGAGATTAAGTACCCAGATGCTTACTCATGGAAAGTTAAAAAAATGACATCAGCAAAATCTACTAAGGCTCCAAAATCTGCCGTTACTATCAAGGCTCCGAAACTCACCTCTGCTTGGGTTTCAGTGTGCGACACTTCCAAGAAGTCCGAAATCGAAATCGTGAAGGCTATCGAAAATCTTTCAGCAACTATGGTGCTTGAAAGTCGCTTATCAGTGGCAGAGCAAAAGAAGTTCATCAAGGGTCTAGAAGATTCGGGCAAGACTTCTTCATTCTTGAAATCAAGCCAAGCGCCAGCACTTCCAACATGGTCGAAGTTTCGCGTACTTCATGCGGACTTCCGCGCCCTACCTATCGCCAAGCAACTCAGCACCGCGACCGCCGCGTATAACCTTCTAGGCTCAGGCAAGGGTGAGCAGATTAAGACCCTAGACGCGCTCATGAATGAAATCGCGACCATGCGTAAAGCCAAGAATGACAAGAGCGCGACCCCTAAATCAGACAAGCCCGCTAAGGCTAAGAAGTCAGTACGCGAAACCTTGAAAGACATTCTCGCCTTCGCTAATTCGCTAGATGCCGAAAGTATCGGAGAAGAAGATTTCGACCTTCTGCTTGAAATCGCGGGTGTGCTTGAGCAAAAGACCCTAGCGGGTGTAGATGCCTAAACGATAGAAAATAGCCTCACCCCTTCGGGGGTGGGGTTATTTTTTTATCCAAAAATTTCCCAACACAAACCAACACAAACTATTGAACGAATGATGAGTGCCACCGACCTATGC